GCCGACACAAGGTGGGAAAGTGAAAACCCTTTAAAACCTAAAGAGTTCAAGAATTGGAAAAAAGAATTTGAATATCGTATTTCTACTGGTTACTTCAATCATTTCGGTACTTACTGGCTTTCATCAGGAACATCCTGGAGTGATGCGATAATGAACTATATTCTTGATAAGGCAGGGATTGCTGGACAGGCTCCACGTTTCACAAAGGATTACACACCTCAGAAAACAATGATACGTAATTACATCTCAAAGATGCTAAACCTACCTTGTGACTTCATCTTTGAAGGTCATCTTAAACTCGTTGAAGATCCTGACAAAGGCACTGTATTTCGCTTTATGACGACAGGTCAAGGGATGATAACTATTCCTCTCATGTTTGATGAAATTTATGTTACTGCACCTAAGGAGACATCAAGTGGAATTGAATACCGTCTGTTGACTAAGTCGACAGGAACTTTTCTGGCACGAAGTAGACTCTCTGCAGATGGATTGTTGGATACTTATGAAAAGGCTGACATAAGGCGTATTTTGAAGAAGGCTAAAATGCCTTATCAAGATAAAGAAAAGTTATAAATGCTTTGTTTAATTAAAATACGAAGGGAGGTGATAAAGAATGGATGAAAAAACTCCAAGCAAGAAACAGATACCGGAACAGATAAATTGTCTTAATG